ATCGCTGGCGCAGCTGTCGGATCTCCTCGCGGTACTCGAGCGGGGAGTGGCTGATCGCATCCCACTCCGCGTCCCATTCATCCAGTGGGATCGTCATAGTTCCTCCGTAGGAAAGGCGGTATCCAGTTGTCCTCGGAAGGTTCATGGACGATGCCCCGCTGAATATCTGTCAGAGCGAATTCAATCTCTCTGACTTTGGCTTTGGCCTTGCGTAACTCCGCATAGAGCTCGCGCTCTCGGGCTTTCAGAACATTGCTATCTGCGACGGCGTAACTTGCCATACCAACTCCTTCCGACCCCGTTGATTCTTACGCTGCCCGACAAGCTCGAGCAACCCCATCTGCGAAAGCTCCGTGCGCCGTTTGCGCAGCGTGGACTCCGCATAGCCCTGAGAAATCCCCCAAGCGACCAGATCACTGTCGATGACTGTTCCCCTGGAACGGATGTATTCCCACACGATCTTTTGCAAATCCGACAGTCGCGGCTCAACAGCTCTCGCTGCCGACAGCGACGTATCAGGATCAATGTTTCGTACCAAGCTCGATAAGTTCATTCCATTTGCCCTCTAGGTATTTGGTTATAAGGTCGATGGCCTCATCGACGCTACGCGCTACCGCACACGCATAATCGAGCTCTGCAAGAGCAAAGAGCGTGTCGCGCTGTGCATCGGAAATGCGGCCCTTTTTGGTTTTCAGTTCGATGTAAAGGGCGTGATAGCCGCCCCGAGGGGCGGCCACCACGATGTCGGGCATGCCTGCCCGCAAGCCTTCAGCCTTCAGATAGGCGGCTTGTGCTGCCGATCGACGCGCCGCATTAGGGATCGCATACGCGATGATCTTCGGGTGCGCCGCCCGCAGCCATTGAAACACTGCCTTCTGAATCTGATGCTCTGAAGGTTCAGAGCGGCTTGTCCCAATCATCATCGTCTCCCCCGACGTAAGTGTTGCTGCTCTGATAGCCGTTCGCTTTTTGTTCCTCATGACGCGAGGGCTGCGAGGCGGGGGCTTTCCACTGTTCGCGTGGCACGACCTTTTTCACCTTGGCGGTAAAAAATTTCTTGCCGTTGCGAGCGAGCTTTTCGCCCCAAAGGCTGATCTCGAACGTCCCCTCGACGCCCTCGATGGTCAGTTCGCGCGTCGTGAATTGCGGCGCGCCTTCAGACTTTTTGTCGTTCTGCCAAATGTTGACTGTTCCCGGTTTGGGGGTGTATTCGCGGTTCATACTGTCGGTTGCTCCATCTTCGATTTGACGCTCTTGCTGCTGCCAGTTTGCCCAGAAAGTTTCTCTGTGGTGGTGAAGTTGGTGTAGCAGTTTTTGCAAGTGCGAAAGCGGTTTACTTGGTCGCGGCGATTTTCGGTCTTGCGCACGATACTGTCGCCGCCGCAGCGGGGGCATTTCATGCAACCTCCGATGGCGCAGCGGTCGCGGCCTTCAATCGATCGCTCGCTCGCCGTGCCTTGATCGCGTTGTAGATTTGCAGCGCGATGCCACGGAACTGTTCGGCATCCTCGGTCGTGAGTCGTGCCGCCAGCTCCTGCGCGAGTTCGCGGAACCCCGGCTTCTCGCCGTGATCCTTGAGCTGCTGCGCGGCTTCCTCGAGCGTGAGCTTCTCAAGTAACACCGGGGCTTCTTCGGCCTTCGGTGGCGTAACGTCTCGCGGCGTGGGTACGTCAAAGTCCTGCACTTCTTCGGGCGTATACATCCCGACTGCGACACCGGGGAACACGGTACGGATCGCCTCGCTAATCACGCGGGCGCGGAGCATGGCGCGAGGATAGTTTTTCCAGTTGTCCTTGCCTGCAAGCCCGATCCGCTTGGCGTCCTCGATCGTCCAGGCTAAACGGATGCTGCCGCCCTGGGGATGCGAGAACGTGGCGTCCACAACAGTCGCCTCGTATTTGTGCCACTCCACTTTGCCGCCCGCCGAGAGGAACCTTGCGAGCATGGCGTCGGCCTTGAGTGCTGGTCTGCCTTGGATGATGTGGTAGTCCTGCGCTGCTGATGCAGGGTGCCGCCCTTCGGCCTGTGCGATGAGCATGAGCGCAGCGGCCTGCTCGAGGGTTTTCATACCGAACAGTCCAGACTTGGCGATGCTATTCGCCATGCGCTCAACGTCGGCAACAGGGATCAATGAATTAGACATTTGTCGGCCTCCTCTTAGGCTTTGAGTAGGAACCTTCGGGTTCCGGGTTTGAGAGTTGTATAACGGTCGAACATTTCGGGATGTTCAGCCTTAAACTTTTTACTGTCGAAACTGGCTGAATCTGCTGATGCCTTCCAAGTGGCGAGTGTTTCGCCGCCGCTTGCCACCAAAACTCCCGCTGCTCCCATCTGCACTTTGATCCGATTCTCAAGGGTTTCGATCTCCGCATCTAAACCTTTACCAGCGGCTTTGAGTTCCCCCAAGCGCCGCGCCATTTGTTCGATCTCGAGAGTTGCCGTGCGAATCAGTCCTTCTTGGTGTCTGGGGTAGAGCAGGGCGGTATCGACAGCGGATGTTGCGGGCGGGAGTTCTTTTCGTTGAACGTGGCTCCAGAACGCCGAGAGCCGCGTGAGAACCTCTTTTTCAAACTCTGGGTCACGCTCAACGCGATAACAACGAAAATCCCGGCCACCAAACAGAACGCCAAAATAAGCAACTTCAGCATCCCAACAAGCCAGCTCCACGGCCACCTGAACAAGGTCGTAGAGGGGTAATTCCTCAGGAGACGTTTCTTCTGGATACTTGTGAGCCCGACCTTCGGCATAGTTTTTGGCCTCGACGATGATGTTGTTTTGGGTCACGCCGTCCGTTCGCGCGCGTAACCAGTTTTCGGTCTTGTGTACGCGGGGCGTGTCGGTTTCACGGACGCGCATGCCGATCCGATCCTCGACGGCGCGCAAGATCACGGGCTGCATCCGATGTCCCCACTCCGACAGTTTGGGATCAATCTGTTTGCGCTCGATCATGCCGAGTTTTTCTTGCGCCAGTCGCACAGGACTGTTGCCGCCGTAGGGTGAAAGCCCCAAGGCTTCAGCCGCTTCGGACGCGCCTATGAACTTCGATCTATCTTCGGTTTCGACGCTCATGGGTTGAGCTCCTTCAATCGTTGGATAGACTCATCGAGCAGCTTCACGCTGCGCTCGAGCACCTCGATCACCTCGCGCTGCCGCTCCATGATCTCTTGCTGAAGCTCGAGCTCATGCTGGTGATGTTCGGCGGCTAATGAATCGTCGTCGGGCCAGTCAATGCGGGCCATGTTGCACCTCCGTTTTTTGGTCTTTGCACGAATGTCCGTCACAGGGCTCAACGACTGCGCCCAAGACGTACAGAATCAAAAGGATTAGGAACAGGATCAACGGGCCAGACGGCCCTGGTTGGTTTTTCATGTCGGCCCCCCGGCCTGTTGAATTAGTGAACCAGTGCGCGCGCTTGGTTGATGGCTGCATCGAGCGAGAGCGCACAGACGCGCTCGAGCAGTCCTTTTCGGTCGTCGCGTAACGTAACGTCGTAGGCGTCTGGATCAGTTTTTGATCTCGTGACCCACGCGATCACGCTATCGGCGTGACTCTCAAATTTTGCGACCAGTGTGACCATTTCCATGAATCTATACCCCTTGAGTCTAGGCTGCAATACCCCCGGCCACGGGCACCGGGGGCGTTGTTGGATTTAGGCGGGCTCGAAGCGGTTGGCATACGCCGCCGCCGCTTGGATCGTCGGTAGCCAAACCACGCGGTCGCGGATCTCTTGGACAGTCACCACCGGGGCGCAGCTGTTGCCGTCCTCGTCGCAGCCGAGCACCAGTCCGTGGCCCGCTATTGGGTTGGGGTAGCCCCACAGGGTAAAGAAGGGCCCCGGCTCGTCCTTCAAGAGCCCCTCGTCATCGACGAATATCCCGTCGCCGTCCTCGAGCCGCACGACGTCAAACAACTGGCACTCGAGGATTGCGTAAATCGCTGGGTTCAGTTCGTCGCCGTTGTTCGGAATTTCGATCTCGCGGATCGTCTGGGTAATCGGGTTAATGTGTATCGCTTTCATGTTGCACCTTTAGGTTAGTTTTCGGTTTTCGGTCTCGTATGCGCGCGCCCTTGTGGACGCACCGGGAAAGAGCGCCCCGCCCCTTCCCGCTGCCCCCACGCGCATCGTGCGCGCGCGCCCGCGCGCCCGGTTAGCACCCGCCGGAGCAGCGCCGCTACCACACGGCACCGCCCCGGCAACAGTCTGAACAGCCGATAAAACCGCCGGAGCGCCTGTTAGAGCGCCCCGGCACGGGGGCCCGCCACCCATGCAGGGGCCCCCCATGCTCACGCCGCCACCGCGCCCGGAGCCGTGAGCTCTGGCAGGGCATCGAGCAGCCACTGCTCCGCAGCTTCCTGCGATAGCACAGTCTGAGGGAGCAGCACCATCGAGGGCGGGAGCCCGAGCAGCAGCGCGCCCTCCCTCGACGTCGCAGCGTCGGCGTGTCCGAGCTCCCAATTCAGTGCGACGCCAGTCTGCTCCGCAGCGACTGCGCAGCCTGCGAACAGGGCAGTACGGAACCATGCCGACAGCGCAAGCATCCCGGCAAGGCGCGACATGTCGAGCGGCGATTCGCTCGACTTCACCTCGCACACTTGCGCGAGTCGGCATCCCTCGAGGGCGCCCCGGCTCCCGAACGCGCCGTAGAGCGCCACCGAGTAGCCTGCACCCTCGAGCACCTCCACCGCCCGCAGCGCCGCAGCGCCGCGCCAGTAGAGCGCCTGCGCGCCAGTCGATGCGCTCGCCGTGACGTCGCACACAATCGACACCACGCGCGCCGCAGGGCGCGAGAGTCTGCGAGTGCGCTCCCATGCTCGAGACAAGTCGCCCCGCAGCACAGCTTGCATGTCCAGGGCGTCGCCCTGATCGGCGCGAACGCGCCGCCTGCGCACACTCTCGACGGGAGGGACGTCGCAGCGCAGCGCCGTGATTCGCTCGATGCCGTCGCTCCATCCCTCACGCACCGCGCGCATCGCCGCGCGTCGCTCGAGCCCATACCATTCCGCGCCCTTACCCTCCCGCTTGCCGAGGGCCCGCTTGGCAAAGTCGGCGTTATCGCCTGAGAGCGCCGGGACATGCTGCTCGACCTCGAGCGGCGAATCCCACAGCACAGCGTGTAAATCGTTCGACGATTGCAGCAGCATGATCAGGCCTCCACCTTGCGGCGCTCGTCATCCTTCCACCCGATGAAGTAGGTGCTCTGCACCTCCTCGAGGGAATCGCCTGCTTGCAGGGCGCGAGTGCCATCGAGCAGGAAGCGAGTGCTCATCACTCGCTGCAATCGCGACGCCGCAATACCGGCCCGCACCTTGCGGCCCCATTCGAGGAGCCGCGCGTCCACAGTCGCCTGCTCGAGTGCAGCGTCGTACTCGAGCACTACCATCCCGGCACGGAAACGATCGAGTGTTGCTTCATCGAGTCGCTCGCGCCCGCTGTACGTCATGTTGGCGCCAGTGCCGAACGTGTTGCAGGCGGCGATGCAAACAAAGTCAGGATGTCGCTCGACGCGCGTCGCGCCCTTGCGCATGGGCAGATTGAAACCACCGTTCGCCAGTGCCTGATTAATGAACAGCAGGGTATTAGGATCGGCGGCGTCCATCTCATCGAGCAGGAACACGCCGCCCTGTTCGTACATGCGCACGAAGTCCGAGGGCAGATACTCGAACGCGCCGCCCTCGCCGGGAATGAGCCACCCTTGCAGGGCGCTCTCGCTCATGCCTGCTGTGCAGCTCACGCTCGCGAACGGTCGCGCCAGTGCCTCCGACACTTGCTTGGCAATCGTTGTCTTGCCGCAGCCCGCAGGGCCCACAAGCATGATGTTAAGGCCCGCCGCCGCCCTGCGCAGGATGCGCGCAAACTCAGGGCGGGAGCCGTGAGGCGCGACATAAGTCGAGCCGTCGCCGCGCACTACCTCGATGCGAACGCCGGGAGCCGCAGCGAGCCGCGCGTCTACGATGCGCTCGACCGTCTCGACGTCTACGCTTGCCGCCTGAGGCGCGACTTGCGCAGCGAGAGCTTGCACCGCCGCAGCGAGCGCCGCCGCAGCGTCACCAGTCGGAGCCGCAGCGAGAACAGGCCGCTCTGGCGTGTCGAGATAACGCGCCGTCTCGAGCACACTCGAGATTGCCGTCTCAGTGTGAGCGAGCAGCAGCCGCTCGATAACGTCGCTCTTGCTCACGCGCGCATGATCAAAGCCTACGCGCCCGCCGTTGCAATCTGCCGTCAGCTGCACCAGCTGCTGCTTGCTCAAAGAATTAAGCCGTTCGCGAATATCCATGTTGCACCTCAGTGTGGTAGTTAGTGCCGGGAATCCCCCCGGCCCCGGTAATTCTACGCACCTAGACTGTGGATGCAAGCACCTTGTTACAGGCGTGTATACCGTAGGGGCCCGCACTGTAGGAGCACCCTCTACTGTGTACATAGAACAGTAGACTTACACTGTAGTCCCCTACTGTAGTCCCACACTGTTCCCACACTGTGCAGGGCCCCCTGCTCGAGCGAGATACAGTCGGGGGGTAGGCTTACCTTTTCCGCTCTCCGCTCGCCTGCACTCGAGCGTAGTCGCCTGCACCGTCGCCGCCCTGCGCTGCTGCACAGTCGAACAGTCGCCGTACCCGCCTGCTCACCCTTGCTTGAGCTCTGTCGCCGCTCTGGTAGGCTTTTCGGCGTTTCTGTGGCGTCGCTGCGCGCGATCGTCCGCGCTCGCTCGCTGGCGCGCGATGGCCACGGGGCCCCACTTGCGGGAGCCACCAACATGTCTCCCCCCAAAAAGTTTTTTCATTCCGTCTATACTCGACCTCATGTCACGAACCAGACGTTGTGGAAGTTGCGGTCAGGTGTTTGCGTCTCCGACCGCGTGGGCGAAGCACTTTGATCGGGGGGCCTGTAGGCCGGTCACGCACTATGCGATGGTGGGGTTGATCCCGACCTCGAAGGGGTGGCAGTTGCGGGAACAGATGTACCGGGGAAAGGCTGATGAAAGACGATAAGTTGCTCTATGCGCTACTGGTGTCGGTGCTGCTGTTGGTGGTCGTGGTGATTGGCAGTTTGGCGCGCTGACATGGCGGGGGACTTCTCGCTCGCAGGCTTCTGGCGGTTCTGCGATCAGCTGAAGATTGATACGAAGGAAGGGGGTGTGCAGAGCTTGAAGAACAGGCTCGGCAGCCAGAAATGGGTCATGGAGCGCATTGCCGCAGGGCTCGATGACGACATCCATAACTTCGTGATCCTGAAGTGTCGTCAGGCGGGTATCACGACGATCTCGTTAGCCTTGGATTTGTATTGGGTGTTCAAGCACCAGGGCATGAACGGGACGCTGGTCACGCACGATGAGCCCTCGAGGGATCTCTTTCGCTCGACGCTCCAGATGTATTACGACGGGCTGGATCGTGAGTACAAGCGCCCGATCATCCAGCACAACCGCAACCAGATGGTGTTCAAGAATGGAAGCCGATTGCAGTATCAGGTGGCCGGTACGCGGGCCAAAGGCACACTGGGTCGCGGAAAGGCAGTGGCGTTTGCGCACAGCACGGAAGTTTCCTCTTGGGGAGATGAGGAAGGACTTAATGCCTTCATCGACAGCTTTGCCGATAAGAACCCGAGACGACTCTATCTCTGGGAAACCACCGCTCGCGGGTTCAATCACTTCTACGACATGTGGAACGATGCCAAGCGGGCAGTGAGCCAGCGGGCGATCTTCGTGTCTTGGTGGGCTGTGGATCATTACCGCGCCCAGGTCGATAGCGATATTTACAAGGTTTATTGGGGGAAAAGCGGCAAGGTCACGCCGACCGAGCGGGCTTGGGTGCGCGAAGTCAAAGCGCACTATGGCATCGAGATTGATGCCGAACAGATGGCCTGGTGGCGCTGGACGCTTGCGGAGAAGAAGGGCTCGGATGAGCTCATGATGATGCAGGAGTACCCGCCGACCGAGGATCACGCCTTTGTCGCGACGGGCTCGCAGTTCTTCTCGGCGCAGAGACTTAGCCAGGAGTTCCGCAGGATCAAGCAGGAGAAAAAACCCCGCTGTTTCCGCATCGACATCAAGAACACGTTTACGGATACCGAGCTTGTGATCTGCCCCGAGCGGGCGGCAACGCTCAAGGTTTGGGAGGAGCCGAACCCGCAGGGCGTGTATGTCCTCGGGGCCGATCCCGCCTATGGCTCAAGCGATTGGGCCGATCGGTTTGTGATTTCGGTGTGGCGGGCCTACGCCGATAAGCTCGTCCAGGTCGCAGAGTTCTGTGACCATGAGCTCAACACCTACAGCTTTGCTTGGGTCATGGCGTATCTCGCCGGAGCCTATGAGCCCTGCACGGTCAATCTCGAGATCAATGGGCCAGGACAAGCCGTGCTCAATGAGCTCAATAACCTCAAGAAACAGGCGTATGTTGGTGGTGTCCACAGCCGCGAAGCTCGAAGCCTGTTCAACGTCGTCAAGAACATGCAGAGCTACATTTATCGGCGCGTCGATAGCATGTCGGGCTCGGGCGCACTGCACTGGCAGACGACGTTCAACACCAAAGAGCGCATGATGAACGCGCTGAAAGACTACTTCGAGCGCGGGCTCCTCGAGCCTCGATCGGTCGATCTCGTCGATGAAATGAAGGGCATCGTCCGGGTGGGCGGGTCAGCCCCTGCCGCCCAAGGCCGTGCCAAGGACGATCGGGTGATCGGGGCGGCGC